GCGGGCATAAGCGATGCCGGTCGCCGCGCCGAAGGTGCCGCCGGAGGACGTGAGGTAACCCCCTGACTCGGTGGAAGCCGGCCACATGCCCACGATGGTCGGCTGTTGACCGGGGAGACGGGCCCCGTGGATGATGGTGCGCCCGTTGAGGAGGCCCTAGACACGCCAGTCAATCTCCTCCTGAAGCCCATCGGCCATGTCGCGGTCGGTGAGTGCCGTAGCCTTGGCGAGCGCGAGGATGAGGGCCTGGAAGCCCTGCTGGCATGACCCGTCGTAGCAGACGAAGTCAAGCGCGAGTTCCCAGGGTTCCTCAGGCCCATCCGTGCAGGCCACGTGGGCCGCGCGCAACGCCTCACCTTGCGCGTATGCGTCCATGCCGTGGAGGGCGTGAAACATGCCCTCATTCACGGGGAGAGCGCCTAGGAGGACCTTAGAGAAGATCGTAGTGCCGAGGGCCCGCGTGTGGCGCTCGCGGGGGATCTGGAGGGCCCGCGGCTTGCCGATGATGACGTGGTCCTTCACGCGCATCCACGCGCACTCGTTCTTGACCGCCGCCTCCATGCCACTGCCGACCTCGTAGTACTTCCCACGGCGGTCTTCGAGGACGCGATAGTAGGCGTCCTTGTACGCGGCGGGGCGGCCCGCGAGGAACTCGGAGTGCGCAAGCGTGCCCTCATCGGGCGGCAATGCCGCGCCGAAACGGCCCGCCAAGCACGACGCAAAGGCGGGGTAATCGGGATCCCCTGCGAGCACGGCGGCGGTGACCACGGCCCAGCGGGCCGCGCCGGGGAGCCACTTGCGTGACGCATCCCAGGGGTCGGGCGCACGGCCCAACTGGAAGACCCAGGTGCGGGCAAGGGGGTCCCGCGCGGTGATGGCCTCAATGTCCGCGTCCATGAGGGCCTTGTGGCGGTCCGGTGTACCGACGACGTCCTCGTAGCCGAGGCAGAAGCCGGGGGGGGGCCGCCAACCGCGCTTGGTCTCCCAGAAGGCCCGGGTGTAGCCCGCGAGGGGGGCGTGGGTGAACGACCACCTGTGGGCCAAGTCAGGGCCCTCGTAGTCCGCAGTGGCGGGGGCGGCGTGTCGCAGTGCGCAGGCGTGCGCCATGTTGTGCGAGCAAGTCGTGAAGGCAATGGGGACATAGTCCCCAACACGGAAGCCGATCGCGGCCGTGCCGAGCTTGGGCACTGTACAGTCGTCGTCACCCATCGTGACCGTGTGTGCGGTGGAGTGGGAATTCCGCACAACAGGCTCCTCCTCGCGGAGGCACACGCGCACGGTGACGTCGATGTCCCTCCAGTGCTTCGGGACCCGGGACGGCGGCAGGGACGAGGCCGGGACGAGGGGTGAGGCCCCACCACGAGATGCCGTCACCGCGGGGCACGTCCGGGCCGAGGGAGGTCCGGGAGACGGGGAGGGGAACCCGGGCCCGATGGCGGGCGCACAGGGTAACGTCCGGGGCCACAGCAGGCCCATGAGGCCGCCGCGGCGCAGGCGGTCCCACCACGAAGTGCGCAAGTCGAGGCGGCGGCCGCGGGGTGAGGCAGCGGTGGCACTGGCCGCTTCGAGGAGGTGGCGGTTCTCGTGCAGTATCGCCCCGGTCTCAACGACCAAGCCGCTCGCGAGCACCCGGACGGCGGCAACCATCGCGGGGAAGGCGGAAACCAGGTCGGCATTGGTCGCACCGCGACTGCCGACGAGGAGCTTCTGCACGTCTCGGGTGATGGCGCGGTGTGTTTCCGCCAAGTCCAGGTTCGTGGAGGCGTACTTCACGGCAAGTCCGGTGACCTCGGTGTGGGGGACCCAGACCCTCTTGGTGCGCGCGCTCCCGAAGGTCCACGCGTCCAAGCCGCTCACAGGGGACCAAACGCAGATGTTCAGCACCCCCGTCTTGAACGGAACGGTGCGGTTGTACGGCCGCCCTGCCTGGCCGACACGGCCGACAATGTCGGTGTGGCGCGACAGGAGGTCGATGGCCTCATCTGCGGGCGCGGGCGGGTACACGGGGCAGCTGTTGCTGCGCGTGATGACGGTGACGGCAACTCCGCCGCCCTCGTATTCGACGCTCTGCACGCGCTTGGTTGACAAGTGGCCACCCAAAGTGCGCGCGCCCCCGTAGTCCAGCCACCCGGGGTAGGGTGACCGGTAGGGGGTGCCGTTGCCGTTGACCTCCATGGTCCAAAGGCCGTCGAGATCGAGCGAGGAGCGCATCTCCGTGCCCACCCGGCTAGATGGGGCGGTGAGATAGTGGTGCGTCGCCACGGCGGCGACGGCGTTGGTCTTGCGCATGGCCTCGTACACCTCATCGGGCGACAGGTAGTAAATCGAGTCGGCGAAGAGGAGCACGTTGGGCCGGTCGCAGAGAGCGCCGAGGTGCGTGCACGCCTGCAGGGTGTGGGTACACGCGCTGCAAGGCCCAGGGCGGTCCGTGCGGAGGAGCCGCCCGGCCTCCGTGAGGCGGCGGCTGTCCCCGTCCTGGAGTTGGGGGTAGAGGCCGTGGTAAGGGCCACGCCAGTTGTCCAGGACGCGCGCACCGGACCCCCCCACGTCCACGATGCGCCCGCCTGGGGGGAGGACCTCCACCCTCACAAAGTCGAGCGTGAGGGCAAGGAGGGCGTCGCGGGCGACGTGCATACCGCCATGTGGGTGGCGGATGCTGCCCAGGAGGAGTTCGCCGGCGGATGGGCATATTACCCGCTTGGCGAAGGCGAAGGCGTCCAGGTCGCGGATGTTAAACGCGATGTGGTATTTGCCCTCGACCGCCCCGGGCAGGCGCCAACTGGCGCGTCCCGGGGCCTCGTCACGACCTCCTGCGCCGTACCCAGTCCACGAGACCGGGGTGTGGGGGCGCTGCTCGGGCAGGCCGGCCGCCCCAAGCGGGCTGGCGGCCATCCGGACCACAGCGTGGGAGGAGGCGGAGCTGTACTCAGAGCTGATCGACACCGTCTCTTCGTCGAGCTCTTCTGCGGGCGACCGAGGCCGCGGCGCGGGTAGGGGTATGTGATCGCGGCCAGGATAGGCGCGACCCCTCCCGCGTCCAGGCGCGCGGCCACCTCGGCCCGCGCCATTAGGTGCACGGCCGGCGCCGCG